AATTAAAAAACTTAGAGAACTTTAAATGATAAACGAAGGTAGACTTGTAGACAGTTTAATAGTTTTCAAAATATTGAAAATGTTAACAACCCCTATCGAAAATTCTGATGCCTTTAATTATGGTATTATTGACGCCAATGGTAAAAAAATAAAAGAACCTACAGGCGCTCAAGAATTAGAATCATATACCATTCTTAATCGTTTAATATTTAAAATACAATATGCTTTAATGAAATCTCCTGATAGAACTTCTAAACGCTTATTGACTTTAACCGCTGCTCTTGCTATACTAAGAGAACATAGCACAAAAGATTTTAATACATACACAGTTGAAGATATCAATGCTTTATTAGATATGTATGAAACTGATGAAAAAATTATTGCAGAGTCTATTCTACTTGAACGTAATACTTTAACATTTAAAACTTTCAGAGAAGAAATGGCAGCTAATGCAGTTGGTGGTGGTAGTATCGCTGGCATTGGTGTTGGTGCAAAAGGTGAACCAGGTGTTGATCCTAGATTAATGCCAATGATACGCAGAAGAAAGAAGAAAGATGTCTACCGTTAAGTCTTTAGAGACAGAACTTGCCATAGTAAAAAATGAAATAGGGCAAATAGCGCACCTATTCTCAAAATTAGAAATAACATTAGAAAAAATCACTAATGTTTCTACCAATGTAAGTCAGATATTGGCAGTTCACGAAAGAAGATTACAAGAAAATGATCTTCAATTTGAGAGTGTAAAAAATAGAATGGAAATTAGTGATGGTAGAGTAAAGGATGATATTAAAGATTTACATTCTAGAGTAACTTCAACTAGTAGAGAAGTAGAAGAAAAAATGTCTAAGGAAATAGACAAAGTATTACATGCTATACAAGATTTAAAAATACACATGTTAGAAAAAGATAATAAATTGGAAGAACGAATTGAAACGCTAGAAAGATGGCGTTGGATTATGGTTGGTATATTAATTGCTGCTGGTATTTTTCTGCCCGAAATTAGAAATTTCTTAACATCATTTGCTTGACAAAATAACTAAATTGTAATATAATAAACCTGTAACTAACACTTATGGGTTTTTTTGTTTTTATGTCTTTATATATTGATCTCAAATACATCGGAATGATTTCAGTGAAACTGAATAGATTCCAGAAAAAAAACGATTATTTGTTTAATTTTCGTTGCCCAGTATGTGGTGATTCTGAAAACAAAAAAAATAAAACTCGTGGCTATTTGTATCGAAAAGACAATGATATGTTTTATCGTTGCCATAATTGTGAATATGGTACTACCCTTGGTAAATTCATAGAACAAATTGATTCTCTTTTGTACAAAGAATATATCATGGAGAAATTTGTAAAAAAAGATGATAAACCTGAACCTAAGAAAACAAAAAATCCAGAGTATGCTTTTGACTTTAAACCTGAGTTTAATAAACCCTCAAGTTTGATTGATAATCTCATGGACAGAATTGATACATTGCCGGCTGATCACGAAGCAGTGCAGTATGTAAAGAAAAGAATGATACCTGAGGATCAATTTCATAGACTGTATTATGTTGACGATATACGAACACTTTCACAATTAAATACCAAATATACGGAAGCACTAAATATCAAACAGCCAAGAATTGCTTTACCCTTTATTCGCCCAGACGGGCAATTGATAGGTTTAGCATTACGAGGTATTCGTGGTGAAAAATTAAGATATATAAATCTGAAAATAAAAGAGAATGACCCTACTGTGTTCGGTCTTGATGTTGTTGACACCAATAAAGAAGTGTATGTGGTAGAAGGTCCTATTGACAGTTTGTTCATACCAAATTCAATAGCAGCAGTTGGTTCAGCTTTTGGTAAGATAGATAAGTTAGGATTGACTTATTTCACGATGGTATATGATAATCAACCAAGAAACAAAGAGATTTGTTCCTTGATACACAAACAAATAAAGGCAGGCAATAGAGTATGTTTATGGCCTGATATAATTGAAGAAAAAGATATAAATGATATGATAATTTCAGGGTTGACATCGCAGGAAATTATAAGTATAATCACTGATAATACTTTTCAGGGCCTTGAAGCTGAACTACAATTTACAGAATGGAGAAAATGTTAATGTTGTTAAAACCTAATGTTGTACTTGTTGGGATGACAACACCATCAGCAATGACCGGTTGCTTTACTGCAAATCAACTAATAGCATATGCTGCACGTGTGAGTAATCCAAGTAATCAAATTAATGATGAAACAGCACCAAAACTATTAAAATATCTCATAAAACATAGTCATTGGAGCCCTTTTGAGATGGTTTCCATAACAATGGAGATTACCACTACTCGCGACATATCTAGACAGATATTGCGTCACCGTAGTTTTAGTTTTCAAGAATTTAGTCAACGATATGCTAAATCTTCTAATTTTATTGATCGTGAAGCTAGGTTACAAGACAATAAAAATAGACAAAATTCTGTTGTTACTGATGATAGAGACCTTAAAGAAAATTGGAATATGAAACAACACGAAGTTATTCGTAAAGCTAATGAAGTTTACGAATGGGCTTTAGAAAACGGTATTGCAAAAGAACAAGCAAGAGCAGTACTACCAGAAGGCAATACTGAAACTACCTTGTACATGGCAGGAACATTGAGAAGTTGGATTCATTATTATCAATTAAGAAGTAAAAACGGAACTCAAAAAGAACATTCAGATATAGCTATAAAGTGCTGGGATATTATCAAGCAACATTTCCCAGATGTGGCTGAGGCAGTAGAGGAATTACAATGACAAAAAAAGAATATTTAGGGATTCAAATTGATTTATCAAAAGATAAATTATTTGATAAGTTAGGCATCCAACGACTGCAAGAAAGTTATATGAGAGAGGATGAAACCTCTCCTCAAGAACGATTTGCTTTTGTTAGTACAAGGTTTGCTAGTAACTTGGAACACGCGCAACGTTTATATAATTATGCAAGCGATCATTGGCTGTCTTATTCAACCCCTATTCTTTCTTTTGGAAGATCAAAAAAGGGAATGCCGATCAGTTGCTTCTTAAATTACATAGATGATACTGCGGAAGGATTGGTTAATAACCTTTCAGAAACAAATTGGCTCAGTATGCTTGGCGGTGGTGTAGGTATCGGATTTGGTATTCGCTCTACAGATGATAAATCAGTAGGAGTAATGCCACACCTTAAAACTTATGATGCATCATGCCTTGCTTATCGACAGGGTAGAACTAGACGCGGTTCTTATGCGACTTATCTTGATATTAATCATCCAGACATAGTTATGTTTTTGGAGATGCGTAAGCCAACGGGCGATCAGAATGTAAGATGTTTGAACTTACATCATGGAGTAAACATTTCAGACCGCTTTATGGAATTGATTGAACGATGCATGTCTGATCCTACTGCGGATGATGGTTGGAATTTGTGTGATCCTCATTCAGGTGAAATAAGAGAAACAGTATCAGCTAAAGAGTTATGGCAGAAAATACTAGAATTAAGAATGGAGACTGGTGAACCTTACATTCATTATATTGATACTAGTAATAAACATCTACCAGAGTTTCAAAAGAAACTTGGTTTGAAAATTCACCAGTCAAATCTTTGCTCGGAAATTATTTTGCCGACAGATAAAGATAGAACAGCAGTGTGTTGTTTGTCTTCGGTAAATTTAGAATATTATGATTCTTGGTCTAAGAATACAAGATTTTTAAAAGATATAGCTGAAATGTTAGATAATGTGTTACAGTATTTTATTGATAATGCTCCTGATCAAGTTTCTCGCGCTAAATATTCAGCATCACGCGAGAGAAGTATTGGTATTGGTGCTTTAGGTTATCATGCATATTTACAAAAACATATGTTTGCTTGGGAAAGTTGGCAAGCCACTAGTGCCAATGTGAGAATGTTTAAATATATTAGGACTAAACTTGATGAAGTCAATTTGGAACTCGGACAAGAAAGAGGCGAAGCTCCTGATGCAAAGGGAACAGGAAGAAGATTCAGCCATGTCATGGCAATCGCACCAAACGCATCAAGCAGCATCATTATGGGAAACACTAGTCCTAGCATCGAACCGTATAGGGCTAATGCTTACAGACAAGATACATTATCTGGGTCTTATCTCAATAAAAATAGAAATTTGGTGGGTCTTATTCAAAGTAAGATTGAAGCTGGGGAAACTAAACAGACAGAAGACGAAATCTGGTCGTCAATAATTTCAAATGATGGTTCTTGTCAACAGTTGAAATTCTTAACTGAAGATGAAAAGAATGTATTCAAAACAGCTATGGAAATAGATCAGCGTTGGATAATTGATCATGCATCTAAGCGTCAAGAATATATTGATCAAGGGCAATCACTGAATTTATTTTTTAGACCAGATGTGAATAAAAAATATTTGCATCTCGTACACTTCTTAGCATGGAAGTCTGGTCTGAAAACACTTTATTACTGCCGTTCTGAGAAGATTGGTAAAGCAGACAAAGTGTCTAGAAAAATTGAAAGGGACATTATTAAAGAAACAAATATGACTACACTCATAGAAGATAGTACTTGTTTAGCATGTGAAGGTTAGGAGTTTAAATGTTTTTAGTAGCAAATATACCACCAGTTCACTGTTGGATTAGAAAAGAATTTCTCTATGATTTTAAAGAAGGACATGGTGAATATGTTCCGTGCATTTGGGTAAGTATTAAATCTATTCGAGGGCAAGCATTTCGAATTGAATCTTACTTACCAGAATATGGTGCATTGTACGACAAACTACCATTGAGTGCATATGTTAGCAGAAATCATAATTTGAATCCGTATAAATTTTTGCCTCTAGATCATTTGCAAATATGGGATTGTTTGGGTTATGATATGACAGTGGTTCAAAAAGTTTTTCTCAAGAACCTTACTGGCAAATTTTATGCAAAAGATAAAAATTGGTATCAAGGTAATTACATGTTTACAGTGGATCATGCTGCTCCAGATCATAACGTTATGGACTTAACATATACTGAATGGCCTGAAGATCACAAATCATATAATTTTATTGAACTTGATAATGGACAGTATTCAGCGCAACCAAATAATCGTTGTATATTCTTTGACGCAGCAAGCAATCCTAAAGAATTACTGTTTCCAGATTTTAAAGTTGCAACAAAAAAATATGTTGTAGAACATAATCCAAAATGGGCGCTAGGTGATACTGATACGGTTATGTATGAGTAAAAAATTAAATATGATAAATATAGTTCCCATCATTCGCTGGGTATAAAAATAATTTTAAAGAGATAGTATTAATGTCAAAGTTAACAGAAGAGCGTTCTTATTTTAAACCCTTTAATTATGCCTGGGCATATGATGCTTGGTTAAAGCATGAACAATCTCATTGGTTGCACACTGAAGTCAATATGGCAGAAGATGTGAAAGATTGGAAAAACAAAATTACAAGTGAAGAAAAATCATTTCTTACTCATATATTTAGATTCTTCACACAAGGTGATATTGATGTGGCAGGTGGTTATGTAAATAACTATTTGCCTTATTTTAAACAACCTGAGATAAGAATGATGCTTGCAGGATTTGCTGCAAGAGAAGCTCTTCACATAGCAGCATATTCTCACCTTATTGAGACACTTGGCATGCCTGAGTCTACTTATTCTGAATTTCTAGAATATGAAGCTATGAAAGATAAGCATGAATATTTTATTGACATGTCAAATTCAAATGGAACAGTTGAATCAGTAGCAACAAATATTGCTGCGTTTTCTGCTTTCACTGAAGGTATGCAATTGTTCAGTTCCTTTATTATGCTGTTGAATTTTCCTCGTCACGGTAAAATGAAAGGCATGGGACAAATCATTACCTGGAGTATTGTTGACGAGACACTACACGCAGAGAATATGATCAAACTGTTCCGTGAATATATTAATGAAAATATTGGTATCTGGAACGATGATCTCAAAGGAAAGATATATACTATTGCTGAGAAGATGGTTGAGCTAGAAGATAAATTTATTGATCTAGCATTTGCAATAGGACCAATGGAAGGATTAACTCCTGAAGAAGTTAAAACTTACATTAGATATATTTGCGACAGGCGGTTGATTTCTTTGGGGCTTAAAGGTATTTTTAAAGTTAAAAAGAATCCACTTCTGTGGGTAGAATCTATGATAAATGCACCTACGCATACAAACTTTTTTGAAAATAAAAGTACTGATTATGCTCGCGGTGCATTGACTGGTGAGTGGGGTGATATTTGGGCAGCATGAAGTGGCAATTGTATTATGCAGATATTGCAAATATGACAGCAAATCTTTCTACTGCCAATAAACTGAAAGTTGGGTGTGTCATTACTAAAGACAATCGCATTTTGTCTATAGGATATAATGGCACACCCTCTGGATGGTCTAATGAATGTGAGGAAGATGGTAAGACTAAACCAGAAGTATTACACGCAGAAGCTAATGCTCTTATGAAGTTATGTAGGTCAACGGAATCAAGTGACGGTGCGACACTATATGTCACTCATTTTCCTTGTATCGAATGTGCTAAATTAATATATCAATCAGGCATAAAAGAAGTGTACTATATAAATGATTACGAGGCTTCAAAGGGAAGCGGTAAAGAATTTTTATTCAAAGCAGGAGTAAATGTATGTCAAGTAAAAAAACAATAGATCATTATTGCAATAATTGTGGTTCAGATTTTATGATCACCTATGATGAAGAAAATAGTTCAGACGATCCTTACTATTGTACTTTTTGTGGTGTAGAATTTGATTTTGAATTTTCTGAAGAGGGTGATGAATTGGATGATCAATTGCAATTTGAAAGAGGATACGACTAGAAATGGTACAGGGTCAGTGGTCGGGCGGTAAAGGCAGCGCCCAACGCAAAGTAGATAAACAAAAGTTTAGCGACAACTGGGATCTGATATTCAGTAAAAATAAAGTCATAAATAGTACATCTAATAATGAGGATGTACTTAATGATAGTAGTAAAGAAGAAAAAACCGAAAATAAAACCAATTCATAGAGTATATTGTACATATTTTCCGTCTGGTTTATATTATATCGGTTACTCTGGTAAAACTGAAAAGTTATATGAAAAATATTATGGAAGCTCTGCCTATGTTAAAGAGTTTGAAGGTGAACTTAAAAAAGAAACTATTGCAATTTATGAGAAAAAATCTCATGCTAAGATGCAAGAGTTTTTACTGCAATGGCAACAGCGGCATGATCCAAATTGTTTAAACTCTATGTTAAATATAAGATTAAACAAGGAACCACTTTCTAGTTTTGTTCCTATTACTTGGACACCTAAAAAATTAACCAGTATTGATGAAGAACAGCTTGACTTATTTGAAAATATCATATACAATGAGTAACAATCAAAAAAGGAAACAAATATTATGAAAATCAATGATGTTGTGTCAGTAGTAACTCCTGCGGGAGAGTTTATTGGCAAGTTAGCAGATCAAACTGATAGCAGAATTAAACTAAAAGATCCTCGTATGCTTATTCATGCAGGAGAAGGTATGGGTTTTGCTAGAGGCATTGCTATTAGTGGGCGTGAAAATCCCGCTGAAGTAGAATTCTTTGCTTCAGGTGTTGTGTTTATAACACCAACAAATGATGATGTAGAGAAAGCATACCGTAAAATGACAAGTGGTATTATTTTATAATGGAGAGTGATATGATTAAAGATCAATATATTCAGCAATTGCGTACAGGTACTCGCACAATTACCTTTACTAAGGTAGATGGTACTGAACGTGTGATGAATGCAACACTACTAGAAAGTGTTGTCCCTGCCACTGAAGGCAAACGCGCTATACCTGCATCAAATCTAGTCGTATTTGATACAGACAAGCAAGCATGGCGCTCAGTAAGGATTGATTCTATCAAATCTTTTGTATGAAAGTAACGGTGATAGGAAACGGGGTCTCTAGGACCCCTATTCCTTTAGATAAGATATCCGGTATATTGATAGGATGTAATGAATTATATCTTGAGTATTGCCCACATTATTTGTGTGCAGTTGATATTAAGATGTTAAAAGAAATACACAATAGTGAGTATCCTGGTATTGTGTATTATAGGCATTTAAGTTTGGTTGAAACAGGATTGAAACCTAAGAAAAACTGGCACTCTCCCGAATTTATGCAAAATAACAGTAGTGGCAATGCTGCTATAGGGTTAGCTATTAGTTTGGGCGCCACTCAAATAGACCTGTTGGGATTTGATTGTCAACAAGGTAGAGTGTATGGACCTCATGTTCCCCCTTCAAACTGGAGTCTGTGGATTAACAACCTCATCTATCTATCCAAAAAATACCCTATTCGCAGGGTTATAGGTGTTAATTCATTAGATATTCCTGAAATTCCCAATGAAATCAGTGTTGAAAACTTTCTAAAAGAGCTTGACAAATAGGTATTTCTTTGTTATACTATATAAGTAAACACTAAAGGAGTCCTTAAATGGCTATAGTTAAAAGATCACGCAGTACATACGTATTGCCAGAACCCAAATGGGCAGAATACAAAATTCTGACTGACGATTCAGAGCGAGACACTGCACTACAACACTGCCTGTATTTTGTTCATTATGAGATACAAGACAAAGCAGGTATTGCCCCACTTAAAAAGTGGATGAAAGAAAACTGGGACAAACAAGATATAACTTCTATCTCTGTTCTTCCAGAGTCTGCATTCTATAGTATGTCTAAATATTTTTTCTGTTGGAATAAACTGGGTTGGCTTCCTGAATCCGTTTTAAACTTTATGAAAAAACAAAAACTTGTTTGGTTAAAGCAGGCGTCTTTGTATATTGAAGAAAAAGAAGAGACACCTAAAGTTGTAAACATTCGTGAGAATCTTAATAAATTTGCTATTGCCATTGATGATAGTATAGAAAAGATTATTGGTGGTACACAGATTACAAATTATAAAGATTTTGTATTATCATATAATTTAAATGCTGCTGAAATAAATAAGGCAGTTGAAATTGTAGACAGGTTTGCTATAGAATTTAAAGAATTGGCAGAAGGAACAGATACAGACTTAATTGAAGGTTATTCTCATGTTAAAAAGTCTACTCTGAAACATTTACTTGCCTTTTTCGATGGCATTGTGATTGGGCTTTCTGAAACTAAACAGGTTAAAAAAATTGTACGAATTAAACGAAAAAAGCCTGTTGATAAAAACAAACTTGTGAGTAAGTTAAAATATACTAAACAAGATGTGGAGTTGAATCTGACTTCAATTAATCCTGTTGAGATTATAGGTGCTAGTGAAGTGTGGGTATATGATGTCAATCGTAAACGCATTGGTGTGTACGCTTCAGAGTATGCAAATACTTTAGGAGTAAAGGGTACAGCCATAGACAATTATTCAACTAGTAAATCCTACGAAAAAACAGTCCGTGCAGCAGATATAGTTAAACAATTGGTAGACTGTCGTAAAAATGGTTTACATACACTTGCAGATAAAATACGAAGTAAAAAATATCCAGTCAAGACTCGGGTACAACCTTCAATGATTTTATTGAGGGTAATAAAATGAATAAGGGTATTATAATTATAGACTTTAATCAGGTAGCTATTGCTACTTTTATGAGCAATGTTGGATTTGGTTCTAACACTGACATTGAAGTAGACTTGCCTCTGTTGCGACACATGATCATTAATACCATACGCTCATATCGCACAAAATTTGGTGCTGAATTTGGTGAACTCGTTATTGCATGTGACAACAGGCATTATTGGAGACGCACAGTTTTTCCATACTACAAAGCAAGTCGCAAAAAAGAGAGAGAAGAATCAAAATTTGATTGGAGTACCATATTCAATTCTCTATCTATTATTAAAAGTGAATTAGAAGAGTATTTTCCTTATCCGGTTATTGATGTAGACGGTGCTGAAGCGGATGATGTTATTGGTACACTTGCTGAGTATAGTCAGACAATGGGTGAATCTGATAATATGTTTGAGGACTCATCATCAGTGCCTTTTTTGATTATCAGTGGCGACCATGATTTTAATCAGTTGCAAAAATGGTCTAATGTAAAACAATATTCACCTGCATTTAAAAAGTGGATTAAGATAAAAGAATCTGCTTCCCGTGTTCTCATGGAACACATTATCACAGGTGATAAGGGAGATGGCATACCTAATATGTTATCACCTGATGATTCGTTCGTGAATAACATTCGTCAAAAACCGATTCGTAAGAATTTGTTGGAAGAATGGAAATCAAAATCACCTTCCGAATGGATAACATCAGACATGTCTCATGGATATAATCGCAATCAAATGCTGGTTGATCTAACCAAAACTCCTCAAGACATTAAAGATGCTATTATACATAGTTATGTAAAACAACAAAACGGTGACAGAAGTCAACTTTTAAATTATTTTATTAAAAACAAAATGAAAGGAATGATGGATGTTATTGGTGATTTTTAATTATTGGAGAGAACAATGGTGATAAAATTTAGACAAACTGATGAAGGGTTTACATGGGTATTTAAAGCGCCCACTGTACCTGAACAAATTAAAAGATTGAAAGAATGGGCAGCAACAAATCAAGCACTCGTACCTATTGTTCGTCTCGGTGTCGGTGCTGAAAAACCGGATTGGAATCTGCCTGAAGGTATGCCCGATATTACTAAACTACAAGAAGACATTCCAGATGGCATGGGGCAGACTTCTTTGCAACTAGAATGGCGTAGAATAAAAGGATTTATTATTCCGAATAGTAATATGAGCAAATTGTCCACAGTGAAACGTGAAGCACAATGGGTAAACATTTTAGAGTCAGTGCATCACAAAGAGGCTAAAATTCTAACAGCAGTCAAAGATGGTACGTTGCTTGAACTGTATCCTGAATTGGAATCATTGTTACCTGGATTAGGTATCACTGAATATAACAAACCCGAAACTAAGAAAAAGTCTAAAACTACTAAGAAATTGCAACTAGTATAATTGGTAAATTTATTATGATTAATACTGTTAAAAAAGAAGTGATAACACTATCAATGCAAGAACTTCAACCTTATATTAAAGACGATGTTGTGCGACCAAATATCTCGGTTTACGACAGAGTGGGTCCAGGTAAAAAAACATTTGCTTTGAAAGAAGGTGAAAAGATACTAGCAATAATGTGTGTGTCTTATGGTTACGCTGCACCTGTTAATGAAGAACAATTGCAAAAGGGAACTGGAGCCGATCTTCTTAATTATAATATTAGTCCAATTGATAAGACTAATTTTTTCATAACACCTTATACGTTGTGGTCATATGCTCCTGGCATGGGTTCAGAACTTCTTAGACAGTTTATTGCTAGTGTTAAAGAAAGTTATTCTACTATCAATATCAGTCTTTGGCCACGAATAGTAACAATGTCACCTAAAACTCCTGCGGCTACTAAATTTCATTTAAAGCATGGAGCTAAATTGATAAGTGATAATGAAGAATCGAATAGCTTTGAGTATTTTATTCGATAATTCGATAAGGGTCGTACTTTGTGCCTAACTGATAACCGTCAGGCACAGGGTCGGTGTGTGGAATAGAGGTTACTTTACCATTAGGTCCACATATATATTTGTAAGGCACCCTTTGTCTTCTTTTCTGTGACATTTTTAGTTTAGTTGTCAGTTTTTGTTTACGCCCATACATGTTATTATCTTCACCTCGATATTTTCCTGTATGGTTTTTGCTGATTTTCTTTTTATGTTCCTCTGTTAAACCATCTTTGTGAGGGTGTGCCTCTTTGACTCCCTCACCAATTTTTCTTTTGGTTTCTTCAGTGTGTTTGGTTCTAGCTCTTGCTTTATCAACAGAAAATACAATGCCTTGTTTTGCAGCGAATTCACGCAATACTTCAACCGCAGAAGCTCTCCTAATCAATTCTCTTGGTTTAGGAATCTTGTCTACGTCTTTGGACTCTACTAGATAATATCCAGTGGTAGTATTGAAAATAAAATAGGATTTAGACATAAGAATAATCAATCATCAAGTGAGTAGGATACACTTTACCGGCTGACTTACTTCTAAGATTAATTTTAAATGTGTATACAGGAGTGGTTATGATAATATCAATTCTTTTGGCGGTCACAGGACCGGTACCTCCTCCGCTCACTCCACCATAATAAGCAATAGCCCTAGTTACCTTTGTTGCTTTTGTTAAATAATCTTTGGTCATTTCGTTATCTTTGATGTTCTGACCTAAAAGATGTACCATATGATAACCATATCCTATACCACTCTTTAAGAAGTTTTGAAAGGATGCTTGATCCATCTTTTGTGTAACATCTTCTTTAAACTTATTCATAGAAGTATTGTTAGCATAAGCATTGAATGTTTTTATAAATTTAGCTTCATCAAGTCCTAGCATTTTCAAAAGAGCTTTACCCTTAGTACCAGTAAATTTCCCAGTCTTAAATTCTCTTTCTGGAAATAGTGTAGAAATACCTGGGTTAGCAAATGTCACTGTTGGACCAAATTTCAATGAAAGGTAAATAGTTTTTCCTTTAAGACTTCTTCCTCCAGCTTTTGTTGCTCCCTCTACTGTTACGTCTGTTACTGTGGCACCTATGTTAAAATCTCTGCCTCCAATGAACACCTCATTACCCATAAACTGTAGAGGTCTCTTTTGGTTTAATTCGCCCATAGGAAGAACTTTGTCTAGATAGGTTAATTTATAGTAAGCAACAAACTCTTTAATGAACTTATCGTTTTTTGTATCTCTAATAGGTTCGCCTTTTATGTAGAGATTAATATCTCTTACAAGATCAACTTCAAACTTTATTCCTTTATTTACGGTGGCAGTAGTTCCTCCAACCTTTCTGCTGCCTTCACCCCAAGAAAGTTTAAGTGACGGTGCTCCTATCTCTTTTTTAATCTTTTTTAGGTCAAGCCCTGAGAGTCTTCGGGTTACTTTTATATCACCTGCCTCGGAATCGTGTAATACGATCGGATCGTTTACCGATGGATTCGTTTTGGCAAAGTATTCCATCAAGGCCACAATGCCATCGAAGTATTGCCTATGTAGTGTTTTCGTCCTAAGCTCTTTTTCACTCTTAGGGACATAAGTATACGCCATTTTTGTAACTCCTTTGTTTTTATACACTATTTATATAAACAATAACACCTATAAGTCATTGATCTCATTGACAAAAGAAATTTCAAATAATGCTTGACTTTTCAGAAAAACCATGTTATTATGTTCGCATAAACTGATGAAAAGAGCAAAAATGCACACAAACCGTAAGTCATTGATTTCATTAGTAAAAGAAATTTCAAATAATGCTTGACTTTTTCAAAAAACTAGTGTATAATACTTGTATAAACTGAAAAACACAGAGGATTAACATGGTCGAATACACTTTACAAGTTTTCAAAGCTGATCACCGTACAAAAACGGGTGACCGCTTGTTCACTACAATGTCAATAATGGCAAAGGATGATAATCAAATGCGTGGTATTGTTGCTGCGTACTTTGATATGTATTCGCCAGATCAAGGTTGGAGATACGAATGGTGTCCCGCTAAAAGAACTGTTAAGAATTTGATGACAGGCAAAGATGTTGAAATAGATCATGACACACCTTGGTGTTGTAATCCTTCTTCTGAAACTTATTGGAGTATGTAATGATGAAAAAAATAAACAAGCGTCACGGTGGTCCTTATGATCGTGGTTCAGCAGATGGTTACTATGGTCGCGATCCGATTCCTCACTATTTTGTAGGTGAGACTTACACTTCCGCCATCGTTGAACAACTGCATATGAGCAAAGGTGATATTGCCCTTTATATGCAAGGTTATTCTGATCAAATTGAATCTGGTGTGAGGAAATATAATGTTTGATTCTTTTAGTGCTCGTGCTACAACCTCTCTGACTGGTTCGCGCCTTTCGAATTGGGAAATGTCAAATGGTATGGATCGTCATGAATTGGCAAATGCCAAATCTATCTTGGAAAGATTTGATACCAATCGCAAGATTGTTAACTTCAAATCTACTACATTGAGCAATATTTTGCGAAGTGATAAACTCATATCTTTTGATATGCTTGCGCGTAATGTTATTGAAGAAAAGGTTTTTGATAGAAATGCTCCATGTGAGGTAGGTTCATCTGGTAAATATCGCATTCTCAAAATAGAAGGCAAGCGTTTCTTGCAAATTGGTACTACCTATTTTGGTGAGGTTGACGATGATTAATATCTATATCAAAGGCGGTACTAAAACACAGCAACGAGTCACTGATGAAGCGGCCCGTGTTTTTATTAAGCAATTACTACCGCGCAAAAGAACTCTAAACATAGATATTACCATTCGAAATACTCTAATAGAAAATGCTGCTGGTTACTGTACTCATGAAGACAGGGATCAATTTCATGTCGAGTTGCACAACCGAGGTACTTTGTTTGATTACTTGTCTTTTTTAGCACATGAATTGGTACACGTAAAACAATATAGCAATCGTGAACTGGTAAACAAGTCTTACAAGTCCTACTGGATGGGTGTAGATTATTCTGATGTCGCGTACTCTAAACTTCCATGGGAAAAAGAAGCATGGTCTTCACAGTATCCAATGTCAAAAAATTACATTAAAAACAATCTAGGCATGACTTTTGTTAAGGCTAAAAACACTTCACCAAGAACCATGAAAAAAATCAATTGGGACATTGAGTGTAAGATATTAGAGGCTACATGTGATGCCCAGTAGCAGACAGCGACAAGAGTTGCAAAATTACAGGAAAAATATAGAAAATGCGTATGATGAAGAACGGAAAAGAAAAAATAATATTGACGGACGTAGATGGAGTTTGTCTAGACTGGGAGTTTGGCTTTCACACTTGGATGTCCGTACATGGACACGAATTGGTAGACAAGGACAATTACAGTGTAGCAATACAATACAATGTGGAATTTCCAAAAGCAAAGTCTCTCATAAGGACGTTTAATGAATCGGCAGCGGTAGGATTCTTGCCTCCTCTTCGTGATGCACAGTACTACATTAAAATGCTGCACGAAAAATACCAGTATCAGTTTATTGCAATTACCAGTTTGTCATTAGATCCTCACGCTCAGAAGTTGCGAGAGAGAAATCTATCTAAGATTTTCGGACCGAATACATTTAAGGAAGTTGTGTTTCTTGATTGTGGTGCTGATAAGGACGAGGTACTATCATTGTACGGTTCTCGTTATTCTGATCATATTTGGGTAGAAGACAAAAAGCAAAATGTTGATGTCGGTATAGCATGTGGTCTCAAAGGACTTTTGATGGAACACGCGCACAATATGGACTACACTGGTCCCGCTAAAGTTGTTAAAAATTGGGAAGAGATATATAAATATTATATCAAATTAAATTATCGAGGTTAATATGACAGATGCTACAGTTGCCTTTTTAAAGAATCTTCTTGACCCTGAAGTGTACGGTCTTGCTGTTACAGCAGAAATCCGTGATGAGGCTAGAAAACTATTGGGTATGCCTACAGTTGAAACGCCTTGTGTCAAATGTGGAAGCATGACTAACATATGCGGAAATGATTGATATTATTTCTTGACTTTTTAATAACCGTAGTGTATAATCAGTTATACAATCAAATATTATGGTGATATTATTATGCAAAAAATATCTTTAGGTGGTGGTGTTTTTTTTAATTGCAACAGCAACACAAACTACACATTGCTTCCCATAGAATCCGTAGTCGTTATTCCGCTTAATGAAAGTCTCCGAGTGGGCAGAGGTAGCCCATCGTTTTATTCCTCAATTAAACAAGACGGTCTTGATGAACCATTAAAGGTCTATAAGAATAGCAAATTTATTATATCTGGTAATGGCAGGTACGAAGTGCTTACGGACCTCGGTGCTACGCATGTTCCTGTTATTTACATAGAACGCACAGAAGAAATGAATAAGTCTTTTGATGAACAGAATGAAATTGATCTTTGGCATCCAGACGTTAAGGACGCACTCACTACAGCAAATATGCGAGACCCGGTAAAAACTATCGGCTATTATACATTGCTCAGGAAATGGATGTTAAACAAAGAAGGATACTCCTTTGAACAACCAGCAATTGATTTTCTTGGCAATAAAAAAAGCATTGAAACTTACATAAAACAAAGCAAAATAGCAATATCATATGCTGACTTTGAAGCAATCGAAGGACTTAGATTCGGATGCAAAATACGATTCGAAGGCAAGACACATCACGTATCTCCCCGCGTTGAATTATATGATGACTTATCCAACACAGACAAAAATCGTGAAGAGTTTACGCCTAAAAAAGCTAGAAAAGCACAGTTAGATGATTACAAGGAACAATCAGGTGTAAACTATTCTAAAAATGCTGAGATGGCTAATTTATTCACAAGTATGGATATAAATAAGGTATTGCTTGAGGTACAGGAAAAGTTCCTTGACGTACAGAACAGCAGCAACGGAAACAGATATGATATTAACTGGTTTAATTCTCTAGAACCAGCAGCAGTTTCAAACATTGTACATTCAATGGTTGTTTCCTTCACCACAGCCGAATTGAAAAATACGTTGAAAAAATTGAACAGTAACTACACTGCCGAAGCGTCAATAAATCAAAGCACGTATGATATTCATATAAAGAATGCAAAAGGAAATCTCATCAATACCCTTGAAATCAAAACCACCTGTGACTCATCAAAAAACGGATGGACAACAAAAACAAAGAAAGGAGGTTACGCACTTTTCATTGAGTATAACCGCGAAAATACTCACTACTTTGCCGCCCTCGCATATTTGGAAAACCTTGATTGGAAAAAAGCAGGACCTTACAATAGCAATATAAAAGCAGAAAAACTGAACGAAAGGGCTCTCAAAGTTTATCAGGGCGAAATACATCTCAACAACAGCAAATGGGTAGTCGCACCAAAAAAACTTGAACAAACAAAAATAGCTTTAGCGGCATAATATCTTACAAAGGAATAGCACTATGATCAAATCAATGTTTAACTATATCACAAAACCCACGTTAAGCGTATTCGAATTCGTGAGCATCGGTACTCTCATTATGCTCATCGCAGCAAACCAATGGATACTCGCAATCGTCATATTCCCGGTCACTTTCATCATTCAGACAGTAGCATCATTCAAACAACAGCAAAACGTAAGTCCTTGATTTCATTGAAAAAAGAAATTTTAAATAATGCTTGACTTTTCCAAATAACCATGCTATAATACTCATATAAACTAAAAACTTAAAGGAAAACAATCATGAAAGCATTAAGTGTAATCGGTCTCGCAATACCCTTTCTTCTCTTGTCAAGCATAGCATCAGCAGAGGACATCAACGCAAAGGTAGTACACACGAACGCCGTCTTTCAAAACCAAGCGCATCAAACCGCCGGATCATGCACTCCACGCAGAAGCATCGGTGGTACTCTTATAGGCGGTGCAATCGGTGCAGCACTCGGTAATCAAGTAGGCGGCGGATCAGGACAAGATATTGCAACAGCAGTAGGAGCAGTAACAGGCGCCGCAATCGGACAAAACGTAGCACAAAATTGTGTCGGCAACGTCACTTACGTCCAAACAATTCTTTACTATGAAATTACCGTAGAAGTAAACGGAAGTCTTCATACAGTACAGCGACAATACAGTCCAGCAATCGGTAGCTATATACCGGTGAATATCACCGTGTTCTGAAACACCCCCCGCGTCTCGCGAAACCCTAAGCACCGTTTAGGGCATCAATTACACCATTCAGCGAGCGCGGGGGACTTTAATTTATTATGTAGGAGTTAAGATGCCAATGATTCAGCAGGAGATTACATTCTTCTGGCCTCTTACTGAGCAAATACCTTTAGATTTAATCTATGAGGGCTGTAATAAGCCATTGCCTCTTGTGTCATCCAGCGTCCTCCTTATTAGCAATGGTGGTACATTATGTACAACAAGTAATACAATGCAACACACCACCATTAACTGTGATCAAATAAGTTTTCAAACAAAGAAAAAGCAAACATTCTTACAGCGGTTAATGTATAAAGCTATGGGAATTAAAGTACAAGTTGTTAAATAACCATTAACACCCTGAATGAAATTATGTGAGCAATGACTCAGGGCTGACTCAGGGCTGACTCAGGGCTGACTCTGGGCTGACTCTGGTAGGAAACTTTACCTGAATTGCATTTTTGACAGGAACCCAGTATAGAGTTGGTGTAATTACGCTAAATATTGGCGGTTTTGACCAATTGTTGGTGAATTTTACTAACTATTGGTCGGTCCTGTAAGTTATTGATATGCTTAGAGTAATATTTTCTGGTTTACCGCAAATAATGCTTGACTTTTCCGAAAAACAGTGTATAATAGTACTATAAATTGATGAAAAGGCGTAGCAAGATGGTCACAGTACAGGAAATCACTAGTTTCAAGAGCAAAATTTACAGCCTTGCTATGATGAAAGCGGTGAAATCGGTTGCTAATGTCAAGCGGCAGGCGCTGGCTAGGTTCTCCGTGGAGAACGAAGACACTCAGCAGTGGATTGCTGACATGTGGTTCGGAAGATGCGCCAGAAAGTCTTACCAGGACGTGGTTGTGGTACTGTCCTGAGTGATTTATAATGATAAGGAGTGAGAAATGATTACTACTAAACAAGTTCGTAGCATTATGCGAAATCATAACATCAGCACTATCTACACTAATAAAAACAAAAACAGTCACACTGTCAAGTGCTATATGCCTCGTGACGCGCAAGCTTTGCTGAACGATATTAAACAGCAAGTAAGTGCTGATAATATCAAGATTTCTAACATAAGCTATCATAAGATTCCTAGCATTATAGTTACGTGTATTAAAGCGTAATTAGCAAAAAAAAGGCTTGACTTTCGCTCTACAGAAAGTTTCAGATACTGTAATTTTCTGTAGAGCAGCGGACTCATAATCCGTTGGTACCGTGTTCGACTCACGGGAGGCCCACCAAATTAAACGGAATGTAGCTCAGTCTGGTAGAGCACTTGCTTTGGGAGCAGGAGGTCCGAGGTTCAAATCCTTGTATTCCGACCAATTAATGCAGTAAATATACACGGGTTACGGTTTACCCCCATTTTCTCGTAAAAACCGAGTCTTTTTGCCCCTAAGATCATATCAAAGGGGCGTTTTTTTGCTCTTTTTACGCCTTTTTCGTAAGTCATTGATAAGTATAGCAAAAGAAATTTAAAATAATACTTGACTTTTGCAAAAAACTCGTGTATAATACTTGTATAAACTGAAAAACGAGAGAAAAAACATGTGGCAAGTGTATATAGTTCAGTCAGATGGGTACGAAACTTGGCGTCGTCCAGTAGACGGTGAACTGTTCGCTACTCAAGCCGAAGCTGACGCCCGAGCTGATTATCTGGACCGTTGGTGCTTTCCAGGCGACTATCACACTGTAGATGAGGAATAAAAATGACATACGAAACGAATCCCCGTGATTACGCACTAGAACTGGTTGACGCCGGAGTGATTGATCCAACAACAATGCTGCTAGCAGCTCTCAAGTATATGAGTTCTGCGGATGTTGCTGAAATGCTTGACATGAACGAAATGAGTCCACGTTTTTCCGAAGAGGATGCTGTATGATTACTGTTAAATTTTATGTGAAGTCTGAAACCTACCAATTCACCGCTGAGTCTGTTTGGAAAGCCATGGAGATGTGCAACCGTCAGGTGATTGACAAGTTGGACTTGCACCCCATGTCTTGGGCTGAAGCTGGTAGGAATGCGTATACGTGTGTTGGCGGTAACTTGTTTGATTAAGGAAATAATATGAGAGTAATTACAGTAGAGAAGTTGTTGTCTCGCTATGAGTCAGACATCCGTGGTAAAGAAGAGAAGATTGCCAAGTTTGCTGAGGCTGTCCAGAAGGACCCTGCATATACTCTGTCCTGGTCCCAGGATGTATTTGCAGCTGCTGCGGAGATTAAGATTCTTAAGCAGGTACGCGATTACCTGATCCATGAAGTAGATTATGCAGTAGATGCTCCGGTATCGAACTTAATTGACATGCTAACAAGCAAGGTGATTAATGGTGCTATGTATCCTTCCTTCAGCAGCAGTATTACTAGTAATCTGATCAGCAAGTATGAGACAGCATCAGCTGCATTGATACTGAATAATCTTAGATGCATGGTTGTCGTCTTCGCCGACATGAATTCAGGAGAAGCACAATGAAAGAGTTTTTTTCGATGGTGGCGGTGCTGCTGATCGCCTTCGTGATTGGCTTGCTGATGGTAGCGTCACTGTGAGAAACCTACGGAAAAGGTTGTTTGGTGATATGACCAATAGAGAAATCATATTAGAAGCCCTCAATGCTGGCGCACATATTGTGCTGATTTATCTGCTAGTCTTTTTGGTTCTGAGTTGGTGAGAAACCCAGCATTACGACTATGGATGAGTAAACAGGGGTGTACCTATATAAGGGGATATACCTCAGCGTCACCTTTCTTAGTCAATATTGAATTTTTTTTTCCGGAAATTTTTTCCGTGCAAAACATGAGTGTAGAAACATGATTGCATCAGGTACTGTATTGTTGTTTATAAGTTTTGTTGTAGACTCTCTGTGGAATGTAAGCCGCTTTTCTGAAGCTATGCAAAAGGTAGTCGGCTGGGCTACGCTGATCGGCGCTACGCTGATTGTAGCTGGAGTGGCTACTCTATTATGGAAGTACTTACCATAAGAAAACTGATAATCGTTTAAAATCAATGACTTAGGGGGGCTTCTTCTAAGTTATTGATTTCCTTAGCAAAAGAAATTTGAAATAATGCTTGACTTTTCTGAAAAATAGTGTATAATACTTGTATAAACTAATGAAAAGGGCAAAAAATGAGTAAAAATGTGAGTTTGAAGTTGAATTTTGAAGAAGTTGCGTTACTTCGTGCTGTACTGTACGAATACTACTCAGAAAACGACTATATGTGTAATGATGAGAGAAAAACACATCAATCCTTAGAAGAAATCCTTGCTGATGCTGAAGATTCTTTCGTATTTGAGTAAATAATGCTTGACTTTTCGTGAAATACGTGCTATTATACTCATATAAACACTGAAGAGAGAAAAGAAAATATGACTTACCGAGTTTACCAGCTTAAGATTGCAAGAGAAGTGTACGATTACGTCAATGAAGTCGGACACGTTGCCGCCGCTGTTAAATACCCTGAATATAAGATTTCAATGGACATTCGCTTTCAAGGTTCTGCTAAGTGGGAACCATCAATGTTTGCCTACTTTACCCCCGTGTGTGAAATTGCCGCTAGTGACTTAGATGAAGTATTTCATGTCGGTAATGTCGGTCCTGAAGCAAAAATAGTTCGCCTTGACCGTATGCATTCTGTCAGCGTCGGCGATATCATCCAAGATCCAACCGGTGAGTTTCACATGGTTGACGATTTCGGTTTCAACAAAATTCAAGTTAAAGGATAAAATATTATGACACCATCAGTAATCCGTATGATTGTAGACGAAGCACAGGCGGCTGCTAAAAAAGCGTCCGTTTATTATCTGACCGAGACTCTTGGCGGAGATGACAAGTACCCTTGTGGTTTCGCTTGGTTGGATGTGTACAAGATGAACGGAGAGAAGATCCGTGCGAATAGTAAAGTAGGTAAGGCGCTTGCTTTGTGTGGCATTACCAAGAATGCTTACGAAGGTACCATGCAATGGTGGAACCCTAGTGATCTTCCTGTGCAGAATGTTGATTGTAAATACGCGGGTGCGCGGGCTGCTCAAGAAGTGTTTGCCAAATACGGTTTCACTGCATACGCTGGGCAAAGGTGGGATTAATGAAATTCAATGACGGTATACAGTGGATAGGTGCTACTCTAATCATAGTAGGACATGTTCTGAATGCGATAGGCCCATCCATGTACCCCTATAATATTATCGTGTTCGCCCTCGGTACTATTGCTTTCTTGACTTGGGCGTACCGTGTCACAAACAAACCTCAAGTAGTTGTCAATGTAGTATCGCTAGCCATCGGTGTCATTGGTTTAACTAATGCGTTTATATAAGGATAAAATTATGTCATGCAATTTTAATTATCAAAGTTATTTCTATAGACCAGAATTCCTAGAAACGCTTGTGCGTAATCTGGTGCGTGAGGACGCGGTGGAGAATAACGAAGAGCGAGTGAGAAGTTCGCTGGAAGCAATCGTGAGTTGTGCTGAAGTAATGCTCAGAGAATTGGCAGAGGCTGAAGCCGAGAAGGCGTATCTCCAGAGCAGGCAGGTTGCTTAAATACAATATTTACATAAAGGATATTTGATATGAAGATAGTGATTAATAAATGTTATGGTGGATTTGGATTGAGCCACGAAGCGATGATGCTGTACTTTGAGATTAAAGGAATACCTGTGTATCCTGAGGTGTATCCCGAAGATGGCGATAACGCTAGTAATCTGTTCAGAGAC